ATATAATGGAGCCCGAATTTAACAATACGAATTTTTATATATTACCAGAGAATGATGGAGTTTTTCGTATTATTTCAGACCCAACAAATTTAGAAGAACTAAGCATAGTACTTATTGGTCGAGATCAGAAAACATACCATATTCCAAATGCTCGTATTTTGCGTGAGCCTGAATCAGGAGAATACCTCCTAATACTTCCTAATAGTATATTTGATAATACTAGTACTTTTGGATCTCCTTATGATGCTCATACACTTTTCTCACGAATAGTCTTTGAAGGAGATCCAGTTTATCAAGTTTCTTATAATATGTATACAAATGGGCGTATTAAACGAATTAAGAGTATACCAACGGGTGGTTTTCGTCACACATATCATAAAGTACAAAGAAAGACCCGTCGTGCGCGTAAGCACCGTCGCCGTTCAACGCGCAGAAAGCACTGAATCCCTGTCTTATAAATTTCTGGGTAAAAAGTATAGAATGCCAGGTAATATTAAAGTATTATCTGACATCACTTTTAGTATATTTCCCATGAAGTGATAACTGCTACTTTGGCATCCTTGCCCTTTACAGACCAGGTATCCCAGTTATCAATATGTAGAGATTCACCTGAAAGAATCTTGCCAAACGCATGTTTTGTTTTTTCAGGCGAGCAATTGTAGACGATCCACGGTCCGCTCTCCTCAAGATAGGGAAGCTCCTTAAGAATATTCAATGACCAATGGTCCTTAACATCAGTTAACTTTCCAGACTCTGTATACGTAAATGTACGTTCACAAGTCTCTTGAGTATGCGTGACATATCCAAGAACGTAGTCATTAGGATGAGCAAGTAGTTCCTGCTGGATTGGTGTAGTGAGTGAATAGGGTAGAATTGTAAATTTAATGTCTTCACCTCTGCAAACCACTGTAGCCATTTTATACTGAATATACACTATTATATTTTAGACCATTCAAATTTTATGGTTTGCAAAATTTGAATTTTACTTAAAGCATTTGTACTTGCAATCTTATAATGGATTTTACAATAGAGCAAGAGGCTATTTTAGCCGATGACTGCTCAAGTATTAAAATTCTGGCTGGAGCAGGCTCTGGAAAAACGACAACAATGGCTCACTATGTAAAAAAACAGATTACGTCTGGACGTACTCGTGAAGAGGCAATCTGCTTTATTACCTTTACTCGTTTCGCGGCTGAAGAAATCAGAAAAAAGGTACGAATTATTCTTGGGCGTCACACATATATTCTAACTGGAACATTTCACGCTACAATGTTTAAACTTCTCAAACAAGCAGGTCTGAAACAACATGAAGGTGAGTTTCTTTATGATAATTGTATGGAAGAATCTGTTAAATTCTTTCATACTCATCTACGAAAGGGAACTCCTGCACTTGTAAAAGTCCTTCAACAATATAGACTTCTAATTGTAGATGAATTTCAAGATTTGGATGAACTTCAATTTATCTTTGTAAAACGTTTTAAAGAACTTCAACCAAATCTCCAAATTATTGCAATTGGAGATCTCGCGCAAAATATTTACAGATTTCGCGGAACTTCAAATGAATTTCTCCGAACTCTTCTTCAGCGGGAAGTGATTCCAAATATTCGCTCATTTAATCTAACTACGAATTTTCGAAGTTCTAAGGCAATTCTTCGATTTGTAAACTTTGTCTTTCAGCCTGAAATAAAAGATGGTCATATTCTCCCTATGGAAGCCCCATTTAATGGCCATGAAGGCACAAAACCGAAGTATTTCGAGTTTGCCGTGAATCCTGGAAAGGGTATGGGCGAATATGAAGAAAAAGTGGCAAATGAACTGATTCCTGTGATTCTCAGAGCAAAAAAAGAGTTCAAATCGGTTGTCTTCATCTTTCCAATTATTAAATGCGCTTCTTTCCAACTTATTACTGCACTTCTACGCCAATATAGCAGAAAAAACGGATTTGCATTTGACCTTCATCAGATTGCAAAAGAGGATGAAACCTCTACAACGGTGGCATTTGGTTATGATCCGCGTAACTCTACTTCTCCTATTCAATTCTCTTCCTTTCACGCTTCAAAAGGGCTTGAATGGGATATTGTGGCTATGATAAATGCAACAGATAGTATATTTGAACTTCGTGATGGAGAGGTTGAATCTGAGGGACATTATGCAGAGAAAACAAATCTCTTCTATGTTGGAACAACACGCGCAATTGAAGAAATGTATATCTTTGCAAACGCAAATATGGGTGGTCGTATCCGACTTCTTGCAAGACATGGAGATAATTTGAGTAAAGTCGTTGATATTACCCAATGGGGGACTGAAGAGAAGGAGTTTGAAAAGAAAACAAAAAAACCAATTGGTGTTAAATCACTTCTAGGGAGATTTGCATCATATCCTGATTTAAATAAGCGTGTTCATAAATGTAGTGAAAATATTATTTCTTCAGGTAAGTCTGGTTGGAATATTCTCTTTGAACATGTCTACAAAGAAATGAAAATGCGGAACCGTGAACTTGCATTTGGAACTTATATTGACTGGAAACTTAAGCAAATGCTCTGTTCTGGGAAATTGAAGACTTTCCAAGATATTCTTATGGAAATTCTGCGATGTGTGAAATCAATTAATTGGAAAACAAATCGACATGATTCTCTTGAAGATATTTCAATGAGGCGTGCAAAACTGGATGTTCTCTTTATGAATAGTAATAATGAACCGTGTCTGGCACTAGACCGATTTGTATCTGCATCGAGGTGGCTTGGAATGTATCAAACAAAACAATTTATGTGTGTACATGCAGTTAAGGAGATTTACTGGAAAACGGAAAGGCTCTTGATTGAAACTTCCGATAAAAAGGATAAAAGTATTGAGGATGAATATATTCTTTCACAGTCTACCGATTTCTATCTTCGAGGAAATACACAGGAGATTGAAGCCGTAACAATGCCGAAAAACTACTATTCTGGTCTACCTGATGGATTTGAAGAGTTTGTAGCACTTAATCAAGATGGAATCTGTGATGTGGTGATTGATTGTTTGAGAAGTGTTGGTTCAGGAATGGGATTTCTGGAGGGTGATATTGCTCTGGAGACTGAGTCATTGATTATTGGCGAGGCTGATATGTGGACTCAAGAATGCGGTGGAGTATTGTTAGAAATCAAATGTGGTACGGCAAAAAAAGTGGCTGAGTTGCGTGATACAGGAAATTGTAAAAATCTTCTACAGGTTCTTGCATATGTTGCAATGGGTCGGCATGGGGTCATTCCATTAAAAACTCGATGGGCCTTTCTCTTGAATCCATTGACTGCTGCATGGGAGAGATATGATCTGAATAGTTGGTCTATGGAGGAATCAAGGGAATTTATGGATTGTTTGGAAGAGTTGCGTGAACGGTAATGAATATTTTAAAATCAACATTTATTTTAATTGCTTGTATTATTATCTAAATTAGATTTTTCAAGAAGGGCTTTCTTTTTAGCAAAAGATGCTTTGCGAGCTTCTGATATTTTCCTACATGTTTCTTCTGAACGTTTACGACCTATATGAAATGCTCTAGTTTTTTCTATATGCTCTTTAGATTTATTTCTTTCTGTAAGGATAGCTTTCGCTTTTTCTTTATACTCATTAGATTTTTGTGCTTCTAATGCCTTCAGTATAGGAGATGTACCCTCTTCCCATTTTTTTTTCATAATACTATGCATTTTTTCACGATGTTCTACTGTTCGTGGAGGGGGCTTCTTTCTATTCTTATTTCCTGCAATCATTTTATTCTTTGTTTCTTCTGACATATTTTTAAAAGCTTCTGATAGTTTCTTTTTTGTTTCTTCACTCACAATCCTCCCTTTTGCCGCTTCAGATTGTTTCTTTTTTGTTTCTTCAGACGCCTTAAATCCTGTTCTTGTGGTATCACCACACCAAATCATATTATATCCACCAGGATAATCCCACGTATATGTTCCAAGTTGTTCAGCCCAATATTCTTCCATTCTAGAAATTGCTTCTTTTGGCACAACGCACAATGTTTCAATTGTAAATGATTCCTGACCATATTTATTTATAGCGTGATGTAGAACACCCATTCTCTCTGGTTTATTTCTTTTTGCTTGTTGAATATGACTTTTAAATCTTTTTATTGGACTTACTTCATTATGCTGTCCAACATAACCCTTGTTTGTTTCTTTACAATTAATATAATAAATACAACCAAGATTGCTCATTGCTAATCAGAAAAAAGAAAGAACTTCGGAATCAATTTTTACATTCCTAAGTGCCGCTTTGAAATGTTCATTGGTCTAAAATTAACTCACGACGTTACCCCTGAAATTAACGATACGTCTTCCTAATATCATCCGTCTTCGGCTTCAAAAGCTCATACGACATCAGACTGTCCATATTGTTCGCTTGGACAAACCCTTCAGGCAGCCATCTCGATGTGAATCCCCGCTCCAGGATACGCCGGGTCTCAACCGCCCCCCTCTCACCCGACTTATCTTCATACACCGCATTTCGCAGTTCACGAACCGCATTCCTCGGGTCCGCTACAGGATCATAGCGGTCAAAATACGGATTCATCCCAAGCTGGGGCCCGTTCGCCACGAACGGTTGGCTCTGGCGATAATCCAGTGTCGCATTCCGCGAACTTATTGGATTCATATCCAGCAACACTTTCGCCCCACTCAGGTCCGCCCGATCGCTTGTAAGTGCCGGCGCATCCGTCTGCCACTGTTCAAAGAAGCGCGCATTCACCGTATCTTTAGTTGACGCCTCCTTTCTCGTACGTATTTGCATAGATGGAGGCGGGATAC